CCAACCACGGCCCGGCATCAATTTTGATAGCCTGGCCGGTCCATGCGTCAGTTGCATCGTATAAAATACCGTCGCCCGCTGCGCCGTTTGCGGTAAAATGAATCTGAGTCGCGCCGCTGGATGTAATATCTATGGCGTATTCCGCAGCCGTGGTATTTTTAGTGTCCACCAAAAGTGCAATTCCGCCCGTAGCATGGGTTTCCTCAATCTCCAATACGGCCGCCGCCCCAGTTGCGTTATTTCTGGCGATCCGGTTTCCTTCATCGCCCGTATTGTCAACGCTGATAATGCCTAAATCAAGATCGATATCACCAGCCGTTATTTGAATATCTCCTGCTGTAATGGTTAAAACGTCAGTGGATACCACACCGTCAATGACAGTTTTTCCCTCATCACCAACCGAAAAGTCGATTGAATCGCCATCATATGCCTGGATGTAATACCCGGCTGGCGATCCGGCCTCCATGCGATCAGAATCTAAATAAAGCAGCGACCCGGATGTCAGGGCGTTTGCAGTGATGGAAATAACATTTGCCGAGGTTGCCCCGTCAATAATATTAATGACGTTGCCCGAAGTCCTGGTGCCGGCTGCCGAAATTTGCAGAATGTCAGCCGTAGTCATTGTGTCATTAGTCCACTGCACTAAATCTGCGTTGACTGTGTCGGTCATGGTAAAATCACCGCCCGCCAAAACAAGATCAACCGTCGATGGCAGGTTTACAAGCACAGCCCCGCCGCCCAGCGTGACGGTCCCTTCTGATGTTCCGCCTATGGTAACGCCACCTGCGCCCGTACCGTCAACCGTTAAAGTCGTGGCCGCTGTTACCGCCGTAATCGCATCCTGATTAAACGTACCCGTAATAGCCACATTTCCGCTAAAAGTACCATCAACCGCGATCACGTTGCCTGTGAATGTACCACCAACCGCAGCCAGGTTGCCGGATGCGTCAACATCAAAATTGTCATAGTTGATTATGCCAGTTGACCCCAAGATTGCGAGGGTTCCAACCGACAAAGCGTTTGTATAGTCCGTGTCGGTGATGGTAAGGGCAGTTGTCACTGCCGCATCAGGACTCATGGTGATAGCGCCTGTCGCAGTCAACTGGATATTATGCGCCGTAACGATAAGATCCTCACCAGCCGCATTGCCAGCATTTGGGTTTAAAGTAATGGCGCTCGAAGCCGCCGCCGAAATAGTCCCCGCACCAATAAAATCAAGACTGTTGGCATCGATGGTCGTGCCTGCGCTTTTTGCGCCCGCTATAGTTATGGTTCCTGCCGCATCAAGATTGAAAACCTCGCTGGCCCCGGCCTTTAATGAAATAAAATCCGGATCTGTTTCAGCCGCTGCCAGTTTCAATTCAAGCAGGGTCCCATCGGTAGGATTGCCCGTTTTTTGCTCCAATACCATTCCTGACACATTGCCGAAAGCTCCAGTAAATTCCAAGGTGAACATATCCACCGTACCGCCAAAATCCCAGGTGGTCGAATATGTCGTCATGTCAAGGGCTTCGTTGGCATCAGGTACACTCAAATCGTCCCATGCCGTGCCGGAAAGAATAACGCTTGTGGCAACCCCGCTGTCGTTGATAAAATACAAAGTATCTCCGTTGACATACAAATCGCCATATCCGCTCGGGGGTGTAGCGTGTGCCGCCCCTTCGTCGGCAAATCTGATCCCGTACCTACTCCGTTGCGGCGTTCCGGCATCGACCGGCATCGCAAGAAGTAGCACAAGGGATAAGCAAGTTAATATTGCAAATAATCGTTTCATAATTATGAACCTCCTGCGCTATAAATTTATTTTAAGTCGGTCAATTTTACTCATCTCCAGGAGCCGTTGTCGAAGAAATATTTTGGATTAGGTAGCAGTAATCTACCGCTCCGATTTCGACGTCCCATGCTACTCTGGCCTGAAAAGCCACCCTGGAATCAAGATACGCCTGAGTTTCCATGCCGAGGGAAACGTACTCCATCCGCAGTTTCCATTTTCTTTTAAACTGCAATTTTGGCGCTCCATAATGCCAGCATGAAGCCGAAATGTCGTCGAACTTCGGGCTGGATATAATCCGGCCCTGCGGGATATGCCATTTTCCTAACGGACCCCAGTTTGACATTTCGTTGTAAACACCCGGCACGTACTCAGAATTGACAACCTTCAGGACCTTATCAACCAGCGCATCAGGAACCATGATTACAAGCTGACTTCTCGGGATGGTAACTCTTTTACCTCTGGCGTTAAGCATCGTGGCCAGCCGGACCCTTGCATTTTCAAGGTTGGCCTCATCAACCAGTGCATTGGAATTATATCGATTGCCAGATGGCGCTCTCGTTCCCGGGGTGTTGGCCGTGGCGCTGTAAAGTGCCGTTGCACCGGATATGGGCCGATAAACGTATGGTTCTGCACCCGAGGACTTTGAACCATGCTCATCATAAACCCTGGATATGGTCTGCTCTTCGATCCACTCAGCCGGAATGATTCCCAAAGCATTGGCCTTTGTAACCAATAGAGGCATGTCATTTTCTTCCAAAACCTCTTTTTTGATCGTAAATTTGCGCCCGTTCCGTTTGTGCTGGATAGTCACGCCTTCCTCTTCCGTTCCGATTTCCGGGAAGTCGTCGGCGTCCTCTTTGACTTCATCAATATTTTTGTCAAGAGCATGCACATTAATCAAGGTCGTGACTTTTTTATTGTCCTCAAAGTCCTCGACTAACTCCTGGCCGACGGTCTCGACTCCGGCATAAGCGTCATTAATTTGGGCCACCACTGCCGATCCGGTAAGTACCGGGAAAGCCGATGTGCCGATTGACCGCACGATACCTTCCATGTCCTCCATTTGCACGTTAACCCGTACATCTGCCAGTGCCGCATAAAGCCCTTTCAGGTTTCGCAGTTTTTCCAGCTTTAATTTGCCTGAATCCGCCGCACCCTGAACCTTCATCACAAATTCGTCCGGCTCATTCCGTGCCAGCGTTCTTAAATCCCCGAGGGAAAGCCGCGCATTTTGACCCCTCATAAGATTCGAGTGAATTATTTTTCCTGTTTCCATCGTTTTTCCCTCCGTTAATATTTATGAATTTAAAAAAAACAAAGATTGATTAGCTTCCAGCAGTCGCCCATTCGGTTCCAGCACCGGAAATTACGACAAAACCATCTGCATCCTCGGTTAAAATGTGACACCAGTTACCGATGGTCGTGTTCGTTATTCTGTGGCCAGCCGTTAACACAGCACCAACGGTTCTGAACCGATCAGAAGAATTACAGTCAATATACTCATCGTTTCCGTCCGTATTAAGCACGAGCATATCCATCCCCGGTTTTACTGTCGGTATTATAATTGTAGTTGCTCCAGACACCAAAAATAAGGTGTTGTAGCAATCGTTTTCGGTAATTGTTTCATCAGATGTAATCGTGATAACTCTTCGTCCGCCGCTTCCGCCGGTCTGCCCCTTACCCCACCGATAACCCCAATATGAAGCGACCGGATTAAACGCAAAACTTCCGTAACTGATCGAGCGAATAGTCGTGTTGGTTTCCTGCGGAAAGTGATCATCGTCCACAATGAAAGCCACCGGGAAAGCACCCGCCGCCGCTGTCAATTTTTGAGAGTCCGAAGCCGTTAAAGTGTAAGGATCACCTGGAATAACCGCAGCCGCCGCCGCCAGGGCAAACTCAAAAACATCTTCCGGATGGCAAGAATAAAATTCAATATACCGAGCTGCGTTCAATTCTCCGGACCTCCCTACCGCCGCTTTTTGCTCTTCTCTTGGAATCGCCAACGGATAACGACTATCCGCAACGGCATCGACCGGAATGAAATATCCGGTGGTTTCGTTCCATGTGCAAATTTCGCCAATTTTTATGGCTTGGGTCGCCCCGGCCTGCACCAGCCCTTTGAAAGTGTGGGGTGTCCCATTCTTTCTCATCGATCGCACAAAGGGATCTTTATTTACTGCCATGATAATTACCTCCTATTTTTTTATCTGTTATTAAGAACCAAAACTGAATTGCATCGGGTTTTCCAGGGATCGGACAAAAGAATCTTCGCCGGCCTCGCCTTCAAGCGCCTTGAAATTGATAACTTCCGCGCCCGTGGACTTGGTCACGATCCCGGTTCCATTTGGCAGCCCGCCGTTATCAATATTGTCCGGCTTGTCTTTTAGGGCCGCCTGGTCGCCGATGGTACGCAAGCAATCGGTTTCATTTTTGCCCTGCAAGATCATGTCCGACACTAGGCTTTTACACTCCAGGGACACCGCAGCGGCCCGCCCGGTAATATCAAGCGCCTGCTCGGACGTGACGCGCATCTTGGGCTTTGCATCTTCGGCAAGCTGTGACTTGACGGTATCCACGAGTGTGCCGGAAATCCTGGTTTCAAAGGCTCTCAGCATTTCCTCCATAATTGCTTTAACATCTTTCTCTTCCATTTCACTTTCCTCCGTTTTTTGAATTTTGGTATTTGTAATTCCAGATTTGAGTTCATTGGCAAACTCACCCAATGATTTATTTACACCCACGGTACCATCCGCAGGAATTGGCGTTAGAGATATTTCTACTGGTTGCCACAAGGTAGCCAAAGCCGCCGGGCCTGTATATCCTTGATATTCTTCTCCGGACTCAACAAGTGTTATTGCTTTAAGCAGTGCGCCGACAGATACGCCGCGCAAGCTGCCGGACTGTACCTTTTGCCATGCAAGTTCGCTCTCACTGTCTTTGTCAAAAACAATCGTTGCGCGTCCCACCTTGTTTTCTATTCTTACGTTTTCAGGTTTACCCAATATCACAACCGGCTGGTTGGCCCCCCTTGGCTGGTGGTTCATAAGCACGCTTCCCAAATCTTTAAGATATGAAAGGTCAACATTTTCATCACCGTGCAATAATATTTCCGGGTCCGCCCACGAATATGGCTTACTCGGTTCTTCGGATGAAAAGCTGACATCAACGCTGCGATTTTCTACGTCGATTGCCCTTGCATCAATTTTAAACGACCTGTAATAGAGTCCTTGCTCCGCTTTCATTTGTATCCTCCTCGTCTGTATCCTCATCCCCATCCGTATCAGTTGGCGCAGAAGATTGCTTACTGGCAAATTTAATGTCATATTTCTCTTCCAGCAGTTTCATTTTCTTTAACTCACGCGCCCTGCTTTCGAGTAGTTCGTCAATATCCTTGCCCTTTGATGCTGCGATATCGGCTATTGTGGTCAAATTATTATCAAGTTCGGTTGCCAATCCTTCCACCTCTTTTTTGGGATCGACCCACGCCCACCCAGGACTTACCCAATAATGCGCCTCATAATCCGATTTTCGCAGATCGTATCCAGGGGCTTTGACTACGCCCTTGTAAATCAGTTGTTTTAAAAGTTTGATATGTGTCCAATAATTGAAATGATCAACTAAATATTGCTGGCGAATCCGGCAAGTAAGGTAAAACTGCAAGAGAACCGTCCGGGCATTGCTATAATTCATCCCATGCCAATCCTGATTTGCAATCTCGGGTGGGATGTTCATCCCGTTAGCGGGGCCGGAGGCCAATTCTTTAATATACGTCCCGAATGCCTGATTCGGCCTGTTCGGATAGAGAATACTGGCCTCCTCCCCTGGCCGTAAATAGTGCCACTTTCCGGGTGCGAACTCGTGAATATTGCTATATTCGCCGGATCCGCTTGTTTTTGTGTAGTTGGTCGCGAAGGTGCTCGGCTGGTTGGTTTTCACGATCCCGGTCAGACAAGCATTTTCGAGGGCCGCTAATTTCTCGGCTTCCATGTACCTTTCCAGATCCTGAAGATCTTTTAATCCCGGAGCAAGTTGCGAATAGCCTTTTGTCTGCTCAGGTCTGGATGGATGGTAAAGATGCAGCACTTTTGGCGTTCCGTCGCTGTCAAAAGCCGGTATCTTCTCCATATTTTCTTTAGACGGCAGGTTGTAAGGGATTTTCATGCCCGGTTGCATGTATTTATCGCCTGGATGGCGCTTCATAATCCAATATGACTGCTTGACCCCTTCATCATCATACTCAATACCGCCCCGGATTTGTGGATTTTGGCTCTCTTCAATGGGTGTTTTCAGCCTGTCGATCTCTAAAAGCTCGATGCAAATAGGAATTTGACGCCCCATAACCAGCCTATCGCGTCGGTTGCTGTTCCGAAATACCGACAATATCGCTCCATCACGCACCAGTGCCCCTTCGATAATTGCCTGCTGTTCAAAAAATGTCTGGTTTAACTTGGCATCTGACAGCCGTGCCCATTCCTTCCAGGCTTTTTCCACCATAAAATTAAACTCAGTAGCCTGGGCTTCGGTGATTTTGGGAAATAGGTAATCATTATCATCGGCGCTGACGCTGGACTGAAATTTTATTCCCCGGCCCACCACGTTCTCGGTAATTCGACGAATGGGACCGGCCACCCGGCCATTGTTATATTCAAGGCTGCGGATATTGTTTCTTAATTTTTCTCCGTCGTCCTCAACCGCCGAATCAGGACTTAATGCCGATGTTAAAAAGTCATATCTCAGCCGATCCCCGGAAACGGCCCCGAAAGTTGAGCGGGTTATATTGCCGCCATCTAAAAATCTATCAATAAAATTCTTATTTTCACCCCTCATGCGTTCAATTCTGGCCCGCGCAATATCGATTTTTAGCGCATAATCGGGTGCAAAATTGGCTATAAAATTACTCCAGCGCTTTCCCATTATGGAAACCTCCGTGGTCTGGCGTAGCTGGTCATTAACGTCTGATCGCCAATACTTTCAAGGGCCTCGAGTTCATAAGTTTTCTGGAGAAGGCCAATCAACTCGTCATAATTGCGATATTTTAAGTCATAGCCCATGATCGCATAGCTACCCACAAGCGGGGTGTTGGCGACGTGATTTGCGATCGCGTCTTTTATCGCAGTTCTCAAGGCTGCCCATGTTGAAAATGTCGCCATGACTTACCTCCTCGGCATGCCTGTGCCCCTGTTTACCCCAAATTGATGGCCGCAGTTCCGGCATCTGAAAAAAGCGTCCGTTTTTGTCCGTGACAGACAGACGCATGGAAATGTAGCGCAATAGGGACAGGCAGTATTCTTTCCGGGCCATTGGTCCGACTGATATCCCGTTTGAGTGTTTTCTGGTGCTGCCTGAGTAATTTTTAGGACTGGTGTTGATTTAGGTTTTCTGGTGGTTTTTCTTGCAGGTTTTCTCTTTTCTGGCATAATAACCTCCTGAGTTGGAGGATATTATAAGGCTGGTTTTTTGGGGAAAATTCAAAAAAGGGCTAAACTGCCCCTTAAATGGTGCTTAACGTACCCTAAACGATATAACAAATATCTTGACATGGGTAAAAAGTATACAGGTGGGGTAATAAACAGGCGGTTACTTTATGTAATATTCCATAATAAAATAAAGAACTGCTGGAGATGAGTTATTTTCAACCCATAGCTCGGCATCCTTTTTTGTATCAAAGCCATATTGTTCAATCCTGAGTATATTCTCAGATAAAATATATTTTTCGTAATCCCCGCAACTAAAAACTCCATATTCCTTTTTCATCTTCATCCCTCCTTAAGCATATCTTATTCTCATTGATTCCAAGTTGTACTTCCTTAACCTGCATTCGATTCTTATCGGATTTGGTGTCGATTCAAATTCATCATCTTTATAAAATAATGCCGTGCCATCACCATTATCTTTATAAAAACGATAATTTCCAAGATCAAAACAATGTCTATAAGTCTCTGTGTATGATAAAACACTGTCTCCAAATTTAATATTTGCCTCTTTCACCCCTCCTTAATTTCACCCCTCCTTAATTTCATCTTCCCGTATCATCATGCTTTTATCTTTATAGCACTGATGGCAGCAGTTTAATTTGTATTCAAACAATTCTTCATCACATTGTATGGTAGCATTACAAATAACATCCACACCACCTTCGATCTCGTTCAAACAAAAATCACATTTATAAGACATCTTTACCCTCCATACATGATATAACCCATTCCAGCGCATCAATATATCCAAAAAGCTCGCCAATTTCGTAGTTATCATCGTTTCCATTAGGTGATGTCGCAATGGCATATAACAACTCTTGCTCTTTTAGTCGCT